CAGCTGTATTGGTTGCTGTTGGTGTGTATGTATTAATATCTTCTTGGTCAGAAAATCTAATAAACATATCATCTTGAGTTCCCGCATCTCCTATTGTTGTTTCTGTTCCAAAGAATACTAAGTGTCTATCAGGTGTTGATACGACCATGTGTCTTGATGCAGTTGGTGCACCAGTTATAATTGTAGCTCTTGTATCCGTAGCGTTTGTTAAACTAGAGTCCCAAGAAAACACTGCACTATCATGTATTAAACAAATGGCTTTGTCACCAAAATTGTCTATAGACCACATACCTGGCTCTAATACTAAGTCACCAGATGCAGCTTCACCCCAACCAACAAAAGTAGTTGTACTAGTGATTGTTGCACCTCCACTATGTGCTGCAGCAGTTGTGCCTCCTACACCTCTTGTTACACCTGTAAGTTCTCCTGTAGCTGCAATACCTGTGTAAGATATTTCTTCACTATTTATTTGTAAAAAGTTTGTACCTGCAGTTGGAAACTGTGATGCATCTACTAATATGATACCAGTCGTTGCAGAACTTGTAATACCATTTTGCAATGTAGTTGTTGGATTACCAGCAACTGTACCGCCCCAAGATCCTAGTGACCAACCAAAACCTTTTGCTTGTACAGCTGGTCCTACAGGATAGTAATGTTGTACTCTAATACCACCCGATGTTGTTGCACCAGATCCTGACTCATTTGATGGCATTGTAATAGTTAGTGTTGTGCTTGATGGCACAGATGCCACCATAAATTTTTTATCTTTGAAATCTGCTTCTACAAAGTTTGAATCTGTAATAGATGAAAAGTTATCCAATAATATTATATCTTGTGCAGATATACTGTGTGGACTAGAAAAAGTTATTGTAACTGTCGGTGATCCGTTGGTCGTGGTGAATGCACTTGTAAGCGTAGTTGTAGATTTGATAGGATGTATATCGTAATATACACCTCCAGAAAAAGCATATAAAATTCTGTTTGTACCAATTATAGCGTACTTTCTAGCTAAACTATTTACGAAATGATGTAGACCTCTACCAGCCCCTGTAAGATTACTATCACCTAATTGTTTCCAACCACCTATCTTTTCTGGAATACCATAACGAAATCTGACATTATCGCAGTCTGTCCATTGACCCTCTGCTCCAGT